CGTTGGATGATAGCCATCGGTGATAACTATATTTGTAGGTTGAAAGGCAGTATAGCTGTAGTTAGTGGTACAAGCGGTATTCTATACTTTGATGATGTATCAAAACTGATTCATCGCTATGGAAATATCCGTGATACCGAGAACGAGTTGTATATCAACTTTGCGGGTACACCTATTTCGACTACCGTAATGAGTATCAGCGGTAAGAAGTATATCAATACCGACAACACATCGGAGTTCTATGATTTGGATGCAAATCAGAACTATAACGACCTTGCATTGCTTGTTACATCGGGTAACGACGTTGGTGTTACCACTGATGCAAGCGGAAATGTAGTGCCAAATGTTGTATGGGAGTTGACTGACGATGTTCAAGGCACTTATGCCGTGTTCACGAATCCTTACGATTCTATCCTACACTTGGTACAGATAGGTGCAGCCGTTCGTGGTATCGTTCTAAATGTTCGATGCACCCTTACCAATACATCGGGGGAAACTCGCGTTGTAACAAAGAAAATCGGTCTTTGGAATCGTATTCCAGAGGTAGGTGATTACGCTTGGATTGATGGCCAGTTCGATAATCAGGATGACCCATCCAAGAAGTGCGCTGGTATGGTTATCGGCAAACAGGAGGTTACAGATGCACAAGGTAACACCATCTACAACTTGCTTGTCTTGAGTGCTAACAACACAAGCTTCCAAACAAGCCTTGTTGCGGGTGGTTATGAAAGTTCTTGGGGTCTATATCCAAATGCCTCGCAAGGCTTTAGTGATACCAAGACAGGTAGTTCTTATGATGATCCAGTGATGGAGGCTGTAAGAATTGCTACTAGCCGTAGCGATGTGTTTGATACACCTCTACCAAACCAAGGAGGTGATAAGTATATTCGAAAGGATGCGGCTGCGGTAGCGGCTGCTGGTAATGGTATCGCTATGCAAGATGCAACCAATGTTGCCAACAATGGTTATGCCACCTATACCGATGCTTATATGAATAACTTTAATACGGCTACTGAGAATGAAACTTTGATGACGTATGCGAACATAGTTCTACAAGCTGCTTATAGTGAAATGGGTATTACTCAGCAAGATTATGCAACAATCCAAGCAAACGGTGGCTGTAATAGTGCTGGTGTACCTCTTACTACACAAGGTCTGTATCAAATAGCCGAGTTGATAGTTCAAAAGGCATCAGATTCTGGCGCAACCGCACCTGCAAGATACCGCGAGTTGTTGTTTATGGCAGCACGTAGATGTAATGTATGGTGTCCCGCAGACGATGCCGCACAGACAATCGAAGAATCTAAGTTACACGATAGTTACAAGCGCGGTAATTGGATGCTACCATCAGCAGGACATATGGCACGTATCTTTAACTTTATGGCAAACAGCCGTGCTGGTTACAATACTGATGGTGCTCCACAACAACAATACGCAGAGCAAAGCGAGGGCGGTCAAGCAAGCGATGTAGCATTAGAGGCGCAAAAACCACTATTTGCCAATGCTATTGCCCGTGGGCGTTCAATCCCTATCAGTTCAGGCAGTAGCCACTGGTGTAGCACGGAGGGCTACCGCAGCAACGCGCGTAGCGTGGGTTTCAGCAATGGTGGCGCGATCACCTACGGCGGCAAGTATCACAGTTACGTTGTTCGCCCTGTGGCAGCATTCACATTCGTGCCATAAGCACGATACCTTTTACCTTGATGGGGTGCGTGTTCCAACACGCATCCCTTACAAAGAAAATAAACAAAATGACAGAAGAAAAAGAAACGGAATCAATGTTTGGAGTTCCATCGCTCCGGTTGATAATAAGAAGAAATAAAGGAAAGTTAGAAGCAGTATGGAAGAGAATAAAAATGTAGAGCAACAATCAAGCGGTGTAGTTGTACCACCCGAAATCGTTGCGGATAGTATGAAAAAGAAGAAAGCACGTAGAACGCTACGTCAACTTCCTTTATATCGGGATATGGCTAACTTGAAATATCTTGTAGCCAGTCTTTATAATACTATGCCCCGCAAGATGACTAAGTACGTTGATGGTATGCTTAGTACTGTCAGTGAAGCAAAGAAATGTGTCGGTCTTGGTGAGGCTGCACGCGATGCTGCTGTACGTTCTGAATATCTTTCTATGGCACGTATCTTTATCGAAGATACACACGATGACATCACGATTCTTCGTCAACTCAAGGTTTTGGATAAGAACACAGAGAAAAAGATGAAATCCTTGGCAAAGTCGATAGTTGCGCAATGTGTGGCATGGCGCGATTATACCAATACGCAGGGTATTAATTCTGAAAAGATATATGATTAATAGAGTAGTATATAATCCTTTGAATGGTCGTCTTACTGCGAGTAGTGATCACACTACTTTCAGTTACGAAGTTGCAAAGACGAAAGTAGGCAGTAACCACTGGTGTAGCACGGAGAACAACCGCAACAACGCGCGTAACGTGAATTTCAGCAATGGTAACGCGAACAACAACAACAAGTATAACAGTAACGTTGTTCGCCCTGTGGCAGCATTCGAAGATTATAAAGTGCCAAAGGATTTCATCTACTCTGTTTGGGTCGCATATCACGATTGCATACGTGGAAAGAAACGTAGTGAACAAGCAATCGCCTATATGCAAGTAGCCAACGAAGATATACCTATGTTGGCTTACGAACTATGGACTGGTACTTACCATCCTAAGACATCAACCTGTTTTCTTGTAAAATATCCAAAATGGCGAGAGGTCTTTGCCGCAGGTTTCCGTGACAGAATAGTCCATCATTGGATTTGCTTGCGCCTGGAGCCTTTATTTGAACATAGATTCGTATCACAAGGTAACAAATCTTTCAACTGTCGTAAAGGTTTCGGTACTGATGCTGCCGTGAACCACGTTTACGAAGCGATGGATAGGATTAGCGAAAGTTATCACAAAAAGGCTTGGGCGTTCAGGGGTGATATAGTCGGTTTCTTTATGTCAATAGACAAAGATTTACTTTGGGAGTTACTTGAAAAGTTTATGCACAGGTGGCGATTCAGGGAGTCGCATTTCGGATGGGAACGCTACGGATTAGCTGGCCAGCCGAATATGTATTGGGATAACCTTATCCCTGCAGTAAAAGCCGTTGTTATGCACCACCCCGAACTTGACTGTGTTTTGAATTCGCCCGTAAGTTGGTGGCGGCACATGGCTCAGAACAAGTCATTATTCACATCGCCAACAGGCGAGCCTATCGGTAATCTTACGACACAGCAATTCGCTAACTTCTTGATGTCGCATTTCGTTTCTTATGTGCTATATCTGTTCCGTGGAAAGAACTATGAGGTAGCGCAATTCGTAGATGACTTTGTGATTATCTGTGATGACTTGCAATTTCTTGTAAATGCCGTACCAAAGATAGCCGATTTTTTTGAAAAGAAGCTGCACTTAAAGATGCACACGGACAAGCGATACTTACAGCAAGTAAGTCACGGAGTGCTGTTCGTTGGCACGTATGTCAAGCCTAAAAGATTGTATCTTAGCAATCGTGTTGTTGCACGTATGATTGAACGCTGCAAAGGATATGGTCGCCTACTTGAAGAAAACGCTTTTGATGGCTTTGATTTGTGCCACATAGAACAGACTTTGAACTCTTATCTCGGATTCTGTCGTAGACGTAGAACGTATAACCTGAGAAAGCTGTGTATAAGTCTTATGGGTGAAACGTTTTGGTCTTACTTCTATGTAAAAGGAAGATATGAGAGTATTCACGTAATAAACAAATACAAACCTATAAAATTATTGTAATATGAATAGACAGATTTATCCCGAAAGACCATTAGACAACGAGGAGATTCGTTCTTTTGGTATCATCACAGAGGTTATCCGCTTTGATATTCACGAAGTGGAGCAAGGTTTTGAATGCGACGAGGTAGAGTACAGCCACAAGGAGGACTTAGCACCTTCGGATTACGGTTCGATGGTATCTTGTATCATCCGTGGTAAGTATTCGGAGGATGCTGTAGAGGCAATCCTTAACAACTATCTTTATGACCCAACGAACACACGCTACGAGGCAGAGTTCAGTATGTTGCAATCGTGGCGTGCTGAGGCAAAGGAAAGGGCACGGAGTATTCTTGGGCTGCTAAGGGAATAAGTAATAAAAAATATTAAATAAAAATTAAGAATTATGGATTCAAATGTTGGCAAAAACGGCTTCACATTAGCTGTATTCGGAGGAGAAATGGTAGCTGTTGCTTTCGAGCTGAGATATATGGTTATACTATCAGCAGTGCTTATCTTTGCTGATTTGTGGTGGGGACACTCAGACACGATGAAGCGTTATTGTGAGGCAAAAGCAAAAGGCGATGTTGCAGGTATGGAAAAATATAAGTGGCACAAGTCAAGGGCACTCAGACGGAGCGCGAACAAGGCTGTGGATTACATAACCTACCTTGTTCTTGGTGCTTTTATCGGACTTGGTATAACAGAGCCGATGAACGACTTTAGCCACGTATATACGGCTGCTATCGGCTTGGGTGTCGGCTGTGTTGCAGAACTTGCATCAATCATCGGTCACTTCTGCTATGTAAAGTTCGGTATTGAGGTGAAGATTGCTGATGTACTAAAGTGGCTGTTGCTATTCCTTGTAAATTTCCTGAAAGCAGTATTTCGTATTAAAAGTAAGGAGTTGGGAGATGCACTTGAACAGACGATTAATGAAAAGGAGGGCGCGAAATGAATATAAGAGTTGACCAGCAGTTAATAAGACGAGTGCTTCTCGGCTATCCAGTACCATCAGATGATGCCCTGAACGCATTTGTAGCATCGTTCAATCAGTGGAACGAGGTGTTTAAGATTAACACGCCTTTGCGTGTTGCCGCTTATCTCAGTCAGGTTCTTGTCGAGAGTGCATACCTTACAGCCAAAACAGAAAACCTTAACTATAGTGCCGAGGGGCTGATGAAAACGTGGCCTAAACGCTTTGACAAGGCAAAGGCAGAAGCATACGCCCGTAAGCCTGAAATGATTGCTAACTACGTGTACGCTAATCGTATGGGCAATGGAAACGAAGCATCAGGCGATGGATGGAGATACAGAGGTCGAGGACTTATCCAGCTTACAGGAAAGGACAACTATACTGCTTTCAGTAAGTACGACCTTTGCACAGAGCCGGTACTGAAAAACCCTGATAAGGTTGCTTCTTATCCTCTCGACCAAGTAGCCGCCATGTGGTTTTGGGAGAAGAACAAGATTAACGACCCTGCCGACAACGGGGATATGAATGAGGTAACTAAGCGCGTGAACGGAGGTTCTAACGGGCTTGCAACACGCAAAACAATATATCGCAGGTTATGCACACAATTAGGAATTAAAAAGGTTTAGCTTATGAACGATTATTACGAAGAGAAAAGAAAGAGTAGCACTGGTTCTTACAAGGCGGTTGTTAATGCCTTACTCGTTGCTTGCGCAATGGCTGTCGGTCTGTTCTTTGCATCATGCTCCACAAAGCAGAGCGTTGAAACAGACGTTAGTTTCCGACACCTTGAAGAGTTGACAAACAGGATGGATTCAATGTTCCATTCTACCTCTACGTGGCAGCAGTCAATTATTGAGAAACAGACAGCTTTAGTCGATTCATTCAAAACCAGTGAGGTACGCGACACAAGTCGCACGGTGTTTCTCAACGAAAAACGAGATACCATCAAAGAAATCATCAACATCACGAAGATTATCGAGCGCGAACATAACACATCGGAGAGTACGCAAGAGTTCCAACAGGAGATATTCAAGCAAACGGACTCCCTATTTCGCTCCAATGAAATCCTACAGCAGAAAGTGGATTCCATGCTGCACGATCATAA